TCCGATCCTGTTTCTGGCACTACGGTAGCGGCTGGTGGTCTGATGGGGGCCAGCATGTTCGGCCTAGCAACCGGCATAGATTACGGTGTGGTGTTTGGTGCATTCGCTGGCGCAGTGTTCTACGTCGCTACAGCGGTTAATATCAGCCGTCTTAAGCTGGTGGGTTACTTCATCACCTCATTCATTTTCGGTGTTATCGGCGCGCCACTGCTTGGCTCTTACTTCTCCAAATGGACGGGGTATAGCGACAGGCCACTTGATGCGCTGGGCGCGGTAATCGTAGCCGCTATTGCTATTAAGCTGCTGACGTTCGTTAACAGTCAGGATTTGGGTAGCCTGTTTGGAATTCTCTCGCGTTTACGTGGTGGAGGGGCCAGCAATGGTAACAAGTGATCCGAGTGCGATGGCAAACGCAATTATCTCTTCGGTTATCGTTATTGCACTGATGCTCTACCAGCGCGGCGGGGCGAGACATCGCCCGCTGATATCGCTGATGGCTTATTTCACGGTGCTGGTATACGCCAGCGTCCCTTTCCGTTACCTGTTCGGCCTGTACCATGAATCACATTGGCTTGTGGTGCTGGTGAACGTCCTGATTTGTGCCGCCGTTCTCTGGGCTCGGGGAAACGTAGCGCGCCTGGTTGATGTACTGAGGCACTAATGAACCAATCACAATTCCAAAAGGCAGCTGGGCTAAGCGCCAAGTTAGCTGCGCGCTGGTTTCAGCCAGTCAGCGAAGCGATGAAAGAGTTCGGCATCACTAAACCGGAAGACCAGGCGATGTTTATTGCTCAGGTAGGGCATGAATCAGCTGGTTTCACCCTATTGGTGGAGAGTTTCAACTACCGGATTGCGGCACTGGCGAACTTCATTCGTCCCGGACGGCTCACAGCAGATCAGGCTAATGCGCTTGGCCGCCGTCCGGAAGAGCGAACATTGCCGATTGAGCGCCAGCGCGCTATCGCCAACCTGGTATACAGCAAGCGTATGGGGAATACCGCTCCAGGCGACGGCTGGTTATACCGTGGACGAGGGCTTATCCAGATTACTGGCCTCAACAACTACCGTGACTGCGGTAACGGTCTGAAGGTTGATCTGGTTAAGCAACCTGAGCTATTAGCCGAAGATGTTTATGCGGCCAGAAGCGCGGCGTGGTTCTTTGCTACTAAGGGATGCCTAAAGTATTCCGGCGACGTACTGCAGGTGACGAGGATTATCAACGGCGGCACGAACGGACTGGAAGATCGTCGCACTCGATTCGGTCATGCCAAAACGGTACTGGTGTGAGGTTGATATGGGATTAGAAACAATCATTGGTTTTGCTGCTCTGGTCATTGCTGCTATCGCTGGTGCTTTTGGCATTGGTCATTCACGCGGCACCAGCAAAGCGGAAGCCAAAGCAGACCAGCAGCGTATCGAAGAAAAGGCCGCAGCCACTCAAGCAGTAGCCGAACGTCGGGTAGAGACAACGAAAGAGGCCAGCAATGTACAGCAGAATGTTAACCACATGCCTGATAGCGATGTTGATCGTGAGCTGCGCACAGACTGGACCCGCAAGGGTTGAGGTAGTGGACACTGCTTGCGATTGGGTTAGACCCATTTACGGCACCGCTCATGATTGGGATGTTCTGGACCGCCAAACGAAGAAAGACATCCTGGCGCATAACAAGGCGTGGATGTCTAACTGCGGCATGAACAATTACTGATTTTGTTTTTTATTGTCTACCATATCAGGCAATGTAAAGCCGTATAGAAGAAATACTTCGGTAAATCCTATCATTTCTTTGGCGTCATCTTCTGAGAATTCTTCATCAGAATGAACCGCTCCATTGGAATCAATTCTAACTATATGTGCCCACTCCTTCATTTGTTCTGTAATCAGCCCTTTAGCATGCAACATAGAAATTCGCTTGACTAATTTTTCATCTTTTGAGTCAGTTCCCAATAATTCCCGTGTAGCGATATCTAATACCTTGCGGCAAAGCATAACAGATGTGTCGAAGCGACCTCGTCCTAAGTTGTCCTTCGCCTCAATGAAAGCCATAGCGGCACGGGATGGAGTATGTTCAGGAGCGCTAAGTGTGAGGGGTTTCGGAAATACATCGACCATTTGATATTCTATGTTTCCTGGAATGATGACGTTTATATCTTTATTTTGCCTAGATTTTGCCAAAGGCCAATATCCAGCAGGGTTATCCATTTTCACCACAGCAATACCTGCTTGAAAGCAGCTTCGACAACTAAACGCGACATTAACTAGTGGCCCTGCGTTTATGCGCTGCTCGGCCCATCCTTCAAGGACTGCATTTTCCCTCAGACAATGTGGGCAAGTGATATCGAAAGTAAGAATTCCCATGACGCTACTCCATACATTAAAAGTAATCGAAAATGAATTAGGCAATGCACAACGTCCTGAGTTTACACTCCTTCAACAATACGAAGTAATGAGTGAGGTTAAAAAAAAGGAATTATTAGTCGCATTGATAGGTAAACTGATTGAGTTGGATCGCAGCTTGTATGTCACGTCAATAAAGCCTTAGTTTCAACATTCGTGAACCTGAGGCTAAATATATGAAGGTTATAAATGATGGAATCCCGTTTGCACTCGTGTGCAAAATTTCATCGCGGATTGACATTGCAATCACGACACACCTGCGCGCAGACGTTTTAAAACGAGCGCCCGAACAGTACGTGAAGCATCTACCCGCCGGCGCGCTGGTGGTGGTTGTAGATGATGGTTCGAAAACGGCCGCGGTAGGACCTGACGGCGTGCAACTGCTTCGCCATGAAACATCACTCGGCATTGTGGCTTCGAAGAACGCCAGCCTGTCAGCCCTGATGGATGACAGGTGCGAGCATCTGTCTTTAGGGGATGATGACGCTTGGCCCATCGCCGTTACCTGCGCTGATGTGATGGCCGTTCGCTAACGGCATCATCCGACTTTACTACAGGAGCCAGAGTTATCGGTTCTGGAAGAAAGAACAGGCTGTTGCTGCGGTGGGTGACATGCTGGCGTTTGGTATTGTCGCATAGTCATTCGCTGATCACTGGCCCTCTGGTGCACACCGTTTTCAAAACAGACAGTGTTGGGAAAGAAAATGCATGATGGTGCCATAAGTGAATCAGGAGGTTACATGAAATCTGAAAATAATGTGGAGACCACTCATTATAAGTGGTCTATTAATCGGTCTGGATTTATCAGTCTAACGGGCAGGACGTGGATGGACAAATTGATCAAATTCGTTGGCCTTCTCAGGGAAACCCCACGAACGTAGTTCATTAATTACAGCTTCACGTTCACTGGTTGGCAGTTTAGCTAGCATTAAACCAACGACCATTTTCAATTCGCCAATCTCGCGTTCAGCATCGGCAAGGCTTTTCAACGTACATTCAAGATTGAGATGAATTTCTTCGTTCATTTTATTTCCTTCACAGAGGTTTTCAGCCATTTCTCTGTATTAGGCTTCGGCAGTGTCCCACCACTGACGGGCTGAGGACTTACCTTAACCAGGGTTAATACAAAACAACATCCTGATATTCAAACAGTAACTGCCTTCGCGCGGTTTTTTATTGGCAATCAAACGGGTCCTCCCGTCGGGGGGCGCCTACCACGGGGCGGCGCGCTCGCGGGAAACGGCTAGTTTTTCGGATCCAGGGTCATCATCATCATGTGCGCAGGTCTTTGATTTAATTAGAGGCCATTTTCGTAAGATGTCGAATCGTTCAAAAAGTGTTCACCATCATGGACCAGGAAATTGCCACTTTAAAACTCAATATCAACCAGCTTGCAGGGATAACCGGCGTACACCGTCAGACGGTTGCCGCGAGGCTGAAAAATGTCGAACCCGCGCCTGGCAGCAACAGCAAATTAAAGCTTTATCTGGTGACTGACATTCTGACAGAACTGATGATCCCTACCGTTTCGGCCAATATCGATGATATGCCCCCCTCTGACAGGCTGTCCCACTGGAAAGCAGAGAACGAGAGGCTGAAGTTCGAACAGGATACGGGGCAGTTAATACCTGCAGATGAAGTGGCGCGAGAATTCTCATTGATGGCGAAAGCCGTCGTCATGGTACTTGAAACCCTCCCGGATGTGCTCGAGCGCGACTGTGCTTTAACGCCTGCTGCGGTTTCGCGCGTGCAAAGCGTTATAGATGATCTGCGTGACCAGATGGCCGAGAGGGTGCAGGACGCTGAAACAGAGGAGGAAGAGCCAGAGGAGGACTGATGGCAAAGCGGGCATCCGCCAGGGGCATCCGCCGCGATGTTTCCGGTATTTTACGTGCCCCGCGTCGTATGCCGGTGGCCGATGCGGTCAGTAATTATATGCGCGTGCCTATGGGGGCGGGAAACTCCGTACCATGGGATCCGGATCTGGCCCCCTATGTTATTGAGCCAATGAACTGCCTGGCATCGCGTGAATATGACGCAGTGGTGTTTGTTGGCCCGGCGCGAACGGGTAAAACAATCGGACTTATTGACGGCTGGATTGTCTATAACATCGTCTGCGATCCGGCAGATATGCTTGTGATTCAGGTATCAGAGGAAAAGGCGCGCGAGCATTCAAAAAAACGTCTGGACCGAACTTTTCGCTGTAGCCCTGAAGTGAAAACCCGGCTGAGCCCAAGGCGTAACGATAATAACGTTTACGATCGTACTTTCCGCGCCGGTAACTATCTGAAACTGGGCTGGCCATCCGTCAACATCATGTCGTCCTCTGACTATAAAAGTGTGGCGCTGACGGATTACGACCGCTTTCCGGAAGATATCGACGGAGAAGGCGACGCTTTTTCACTGGCATCGAAGCGTACCACGACATTCATGTCCTCCGGGATGACGCTGGTTGAGAGCTCGCCCGGGAGGGATATCAGAGACACAAAATGGCGGCGTTCCACGCCCCATGAAGCACCTCCAACTACCGGAATATTATCGCTCTATAACCGTGGCGACCGTCGCCGTCTTTACTGGCCGTGCCCGCATTGCGGCGAATATTTCCAGCCGGAAATGGACAATATGACCGGGTATCGCGACAGCAGCGATCCTGTGCTTGCCAGCGAAGCGGCGATTCTACAGTGCCCGGCCTGTAAGGGCAGGATCACACCGGATATGAAGCGTGCGCTTAACATGAAATGTGTGTGGCTCCGCGACGGGCAGAGTATCGACAGTAAAGGCCAGGTAAGCGGTGATGGCCGACGTTCCCGTATTGCCTCCTTCTGGATGGAAGGTCCGGCAGCGGCTTACCAGACCTGGTCGCAGCTTATCTATAAATTCCTGACCGCCGAGCAGGAATATGAATCCACCCGCAGTGAAGAAACCCTGAAGACGGTTATCAACACCGATTTCGGCAGGCCCTATTTGCCGCGGGCCAGCATGGAGCAGCGCAAAAGTGAATTGCTCGAGCAGCGTGCCGAAGATGTCCCTAAACGTTCGGTACCGGATGGCGTGCAGTTTCTCACCGCGACCGTTGACGTACAGGCCGGGCGCAACAGGCGCTTTGTTGTGCAGATTACGGGTTATGGAAGTATGGGTGAGCGCTGGATAGTTGACCGTTACAACATCCGGCATTCGCTGCGCTGCGACGGCAACGGGGAGAGCATTCAGGTGGACCCGGCGAGCTATCCGGAGGACTGGGATCTTTTACTAACCGACGTCTTTGATAAAACGTGGCCGCTCGCGTCTGACCCGTCAAAGGGCATGCGGCTTATGTCGATGGCTGTGGACTCCGGGGGCGAGGACGGCGTGACGGATAATGCCTACAAGTTCTGGCGAAGATGTCGCCGCGAGGGGCTGGGTAAGCGTATCTATCTCTTCAAGGGTGACAGCGTCAGGCGTAGCAAACTTATCCAGCGAACATTTCCTGATAATACAGGCAGATCAACGCGTCGCGCACAGGCGACGGGGGATGTGCCTCTTTATCTTCTCCAGACCGATGCCCTCAAAGACCGGGTGAATAATGCGCTGTGGCGGGATTCACCTGGCCCTGGCTATGTGCATTTTCCCGCCTGGCTGGGCAGCTGGTTCTATGACGAACTGACGTATGAGGAACGCTCGAATGAAGGGAAGTGGAGTAAGCCCGGGCGGGGCGCAAACGAAGCATTCGACCTGCTCGTTTATGCCGACGCGCTCGCCATCCTTAGTGGTTACGAAAAAATCAAATGGCCGTCAGCTCCTGAGTGGGCACGGCGGGAAACGTGGATCGAGGTCACGCAGACGGAAACTGGCGAAATGCCATCCCCGTCGCCTGCGCCGAAATCAAAATCAAAACCAAAACGCGAGAAGCCCGTAACCGAGCAGGCTAATCCGTGGTCTTCGTCAGGAGGTTGGGTGTGAATCCAGCAGATATTCAAAACATGATCGACCGCTACGCCGCAGCCGAGCTGTCTGTTCTGGAGGGTAAATCAATCACTTTCAACGGGCAGCAGATGACGCTCGAAAACCTGTCGGAAATCAGAAAAGGCCGTCAGGAATGGGAGCGCCGACTGGCAACGCTCAATAATAAACGCCGCGGGCGACCCGGCTACAGGCTGGCGAGGTTTGGATGAGTTTTTTAGATGATGCGATTGGCGTGTTTTCGCCAGGCTGGAAAGCCTCACGCCTACGTGCCCGTGCGGTAATTAAGGCGTATGAGGCGGTTAAGCAAACGCGTACCCACAAAGCCCAGAAAGAAAATCGCTCTGCCGATCAGCTCAGCCAGATGGGGGCGGTTTCACTGAGGCAGCAGGCGCGCTGGCTGGACAACAACCATGATCTGGTGATCGGCGTTTTCGACAAGCTGGAAGAAAGGGTGGTGGGTGCGAAGGGCATCATAGTTGAACCGCATCCGATGCTGAGTAACGGGAAGATCGCTAAAAAACTGGCCACTGATATCCGCAGAAAGTGGGGCGAATGGTCTGTAAGACCCGATGTTACAACCCAGTTTACCCGCCCCATGCTGGAGCGGTTGATGCTGCGAACGTGGCTCCGGGACGGTGAGGTATTTGCTCAGCTGGTTCGCGGTACCGGAAATGGTCTTCAGCCCGTTGCTGGCGTGCCGTTCTGGCTGGAAGCGCTGGAGCCGGACTTCGTGCCAATGAACAGCGATGCCGCCACCCAGCTCAATCAGGGTGTTTTTGTCGATAACTGGGGGCGGCCTAAAAAATATCAGGTCTATAAAAGCCTGCCGGTGTCCGGGCGTCAGTTCGATACCAAAGAGATAGATGCAGAGAACATGCTTCATCTCAAATTCACCCGGCGCCTGCACCAGACCCGTGGAACGTCTCTTTTGTCAGGTGTCCTGATGCGGCTGAGTGCGCTGAAAGAGTACGAGGACTCTGAGCTGACTGCAGCAAGAATTGCTGCTGCACTCGGCATGTATATCAAAAAAGGCGACGGACAGAGCTTCGAGTCTGATTCCGGCAGCGATGACCGCGAGCTGATGATTCAGCCCGGGATGCTCTATGACGAGCTGCAGGCAGGGGAAGAAATCGGGATGATTAAATCCGATCGCCCGAACCCTAACCTCGAGTCGTTTCGTAACGGACAGCTGCGTGCTGTATCCGCCGGCAGTCGCCTCAGTTTTTCCAGCACATCCAGAAACTACAACGGCACGTACAGTGCCCAGCGGCAGGAGCTTGTCGAGTCAACCGACGGATATCTGATTCTTCAGGACTGGTTCATCGGTTCAGTGACCCGGCCCATGTACCGGGCTTGGCTGAAGATGGCTATTGCTGCCGGAGAAATCAAGCTGCCGAGAGGCATCGATATGGACTCGCTGTATAACGCGGTTTATTCGGGGCCCGTTATGCCGTGGATTGACCCCGTTAAAGAAGCGAATGCCTGGAAAACGCAGATCCGCGGCGGTGCTGCTACTGAATCCGACTGGATACGTGCCAGCGGTCGCAACCCGGATGATGTTAAGTCACGCCGTAAAGCGGAGGTTGACGAGAACCGTGAACAGGGCCTGGTGTTTGACACAGACCCCGCCAATGATAAAGGAGGCACCAGTGCCGAAGCCAAAGAACCGGGCGCGCCACCGTCCGAAAGCCAGCGTAAAAAGTAATTCGTGGTTCCGCATGCAGGCCAGCAATAACAGCGAGGCCGACATTTTTATTTATGACGAAATCGGGTACTGGGGCGTAACGGCGAAACAGTTCGTCAATGATCTCCGGGCACTTGGGGACGTCACCCACATCAACCTTTATATCAACTCACCCGGTGGTGATGTCTTCGACGGCATTGCTATCTATAACGCGCTGAAGCACCACGGCGCGGCGATTACCGTTCATATCGACGGTCTGGCCGCTTCCATGGCGTCGGTGATCGCTATGGTAGGCAATCCGGTCATCATGCCTGAAAACACGATGATGATGATCCATAAGCCATGGGGGTTTGCTGGTGGTGACGCGAGCGATATGCGCGACTATGCGGATCTGCTCGACAAGGTTGAATCCGTGCTTATCCCGGCTTATGCGCAGAAAACCGGAAAATCCACCGAAGAAATTGCGGCAATGCTGGAGGACGAAACCTGGATGAACGGCAGCGAGTGCCTTGAACTGGGTTTTGCCGACCAGGTGACACTATCCCTTCAGGCTATGGCCTGTATTCATTCAAAACGTATTGAGGAATTTGAAAAAATGCCAAAAAGCATTCGCAACATGATCACCCCGCCGCGCAACACTACCCAGCGTGACCCGGTTATTACCCAGTCTCCGGCACCGCAGGCAAAAACAGACCCGGCACCGGATGAAAATGCGATCCGCGCGCAGGTAATGGCTGAGCAGAAAGCCCGCGTTAACGCTATCGGCGATCTTTTTGCCATGTTCGGCAATAAACATATGGAACTGCAGAATCAGTGTGTGGCCGACCCTGATTGTTCCGTCGAAAAGGCGAAAGATTTGCTGCTGGCAGAACTCGGTAAAACGGCCACGCCATCCAATAAAACCACCCAGCCACATATTCATGCGGGCAACGGTAACTTCGTCGCGGATGGTATTCGCCAGGCACTGATGGTGCGTGCGGGGTTCGAAGGTCAGGAGCGGGATAACGTTTATAACGGTATGACGCTGCGCGAGTATGCGCGTATGGCCCTGACAGAAAAAGGCATCGGTGTGGCCAGCTACAATCCGATGCAGATGGTTGGCCTGGCGCTGACCCACAGCACCTCTGACTTTGGCAACATTCTGCTCGATGTTGCGAACAAAGCGCTGATTCAGGGCTGGGACGAGGCGCAGGAAACCTTCGAGCAGTGGACCAAAAAAGGCCAGTTGTCAGACTTCAAAACGGCGCATCGTGTCGGCATGGGTGGTTTCCCTTCTTTGCGACAGGTTCGCGAAGGGGCTGAGTACAAGTACATCACCACCAGTGATAAAGGCGAAACTATCGCGCTTGCCACTTACGGTGAAATCTTCTCTGTAACCCGCCAGGCGATCATTAACGACGAT